CACTTGCTTCGATAATAAACATTCTTACCCTTGTGATAGTTAACTGCACAGGGTCTTTTATTGCAGGTTTTGCATAATGGACGATCCATAAATGTATTTAACCCGCCCTTTTTAACCCCTTTTATATATGTGAAATACCACCATTTTTCTCAACATTCATATAAATATGTTTAAGTAAACAAATGACTTACTTAATTATAAAGGAGTAACAAACATGGCACTATCATCACCAGGAGTTGAAGTCAACGTAATTGACGAAAGTTTTTATACCCCTGCCGCTGGTGCAACTGTACCACTAATTGTGGTAGCGACGGCTGAGTCCAAACCAAACGGGTCTGGAACAGGTACAGCCGCAGGCACATTAAAAGCGAATGCAGGTAAGGTGTACTTAATTACATCTCAAAGAGAATTAACAGATACATTTGGTAATCCAACATTTTACACAGATGCATCAAACAATCCGTTACATGGTAACGAACTAAACGAATACGGCTTACAAGCGGCATACTCATATTTGGGTGTTGCAAACAGAGCATACGTTGTAAGAGCAGATGCTAACCTAGGAGAACTTTCGGGTTCTGCTGATGCACCTGCAGGTCCAGCATCTGATGGAACTTATTGGTTCGATACAGATGATTCAAATTACGGTATTTTTGTATGGGAAAAATCACCACAGAAGTTTACGAACGTTACTCCAAAGATCATTTCTTCTGCTAGTGATTTAGATGGAGTTTCAGGTAGTACATACACAGGTATTAAACAAAGCGTAGGTGCAGTTGGTGACTATGCTGTTGTTACATGGAATACTGAAAACAAACTTTTCTACAAAAACTCAAACAACGTTTGGGTACAAGTTGGATCACAAGACGAAGCATATTTCGATAGCACAGGATTCGATACTGCAAGTACTTGGACATCAACAACTTGGTCCGCAAGTTGGCCAACAGTTACAGCAACTAAATCACCTGCTTCATTAGCAAATGGTGGTGCTTTAATTATTAATGGTCAAACTGTTACAAACAGTGGTGCAACTGTTACAACATTAGCACAATCAATCAATGCTAAAGGAATTTTAGGTATTGGTGCTAAAGTAACATCAACAGGCAGATTAGAAATTTATACTGACGGAACATCAAAAGCAGATGGTTCAACAGCAGACGGTGGCATTTTAATTCAAATTCCACGTGACGCTGGCGGAAATGCAACAAGTACATATGTTGGTCCGAACACAACTGACACAGGTGACCTAGGTATTATTGAAGGATACTATGCGGGTCCAGCATTACAAATTAGTGCTCACTCAAAAGTTCCTCAATGGAAATCACAAGACACAGTAGACATTGGTGCTTCAACATACAGTGCTGTTAGACCAAATGGTTCTGTGTGGGTTAAATCTACAGATCCTAACTTGGGTGCGAACTGGATATTAAAACTTTACAGTTCTTCAACAGGTTTATGGTCAACTGTAAGTGCTCCAATTTATAGCACTTCAGCAGAAGCAATTAAGTCAATGGACGCAACTGGTGGTACAAAACTTGCCACAGGTACATTGTTTATTAAATCAAATGCTACTGGAAAAACTCCTGCATTAGCAGACTTTAAAATTTACAGACGTGTAACTCCTGCACCAACAAGTGCAACGGGTAACGTTGAAAATCCAACATTCATCAGTGGTGCTACATTCCAAGTAAGTGAATCACTTGCTGGCGATGCTAACATGAGAACTGCTAGAACTGTTACAGTTAACGGTACTAACGCAGAAGCAATGGTATCAGCAATCAGTGGTGCTGGATTTGTTAACGTTGAAGCAGAAGTTACAGCAACAGGTGCAGTTAAAATTTCACACAAACTAGGTGGTGAAATGATTATGACTGAAGGCCTGAACAATCCATTAACAGCGGCTGGCTTTGTAACAACTAAACCAGATAACGTATATGCGGCTCCTGCGAACAGCGGTGCAACTATTGTTATGTCTAACTGGAAGCCTTTGGTTTACGAAGCAAAAGCGGGTGCTCCAACAAGCACACCAGCAGACGGTACACTATGGTATTCAACTACACTAGATGAAGTTGATATGCTAGTACACGACGGTGCTGTATGGAGAGGATACAAAAATGTTTATCCTGATTCAGAAATCCAAGTTTCAGCAACACAACCAACTAAACAAACAGATGGTACTGATCTTGCAAGAGGAGATATTTGGATTGACTCTTCAAACACTGAAACATATGGTTCATTAATTTACAAATGGGACTTCAATAATCAAGAATGGTTTGCAGTTGATGTTGCAGATCAAACAACTGAAGACGGTGTCCTATTTGCTGATGCACGTTTTGGATACACAGGTGCAACAGGAGACACAGCGTCGAACATTACATTGTACGGCACTAGTGACTATGTTGACCCAGATGCTCCAGATCCAGACTTATATCCAAGAGGTATGTTGTTATGGAACACAAGACGTTCAGGTTACAACGTTAAGAAATTTGTTAAAGGTCATGTTGACATTAACGAAAACAACGGACGTAACAAACGTTTCCAAGGTTTAGGAACAGTATACACAGTAGGTAGCACTGACGAATCAATGGCTTCTTACAAAGTTGACCGTTGGGTTGGTTGGAACACAACTGCTGAAGATGGTTCAGGATTGTTTGGTAGAAAAGCACAGCGTAAAACAGTTGTAGCGGCACTTAAATCAGAAGTTGATACAAACCAAGATTTACGTGACGAAGAAACAAGAACATTTACATTGTTATCGGCTCCTGGCTATGTTGAATTGGCTAGCAACCTTGTTAACCTAAACGTTGACAGAGGTATTACAGGATTCGTTGTAGCGGATACTCCGTTTAGATTAGGATCATCTGCTTCCGAATTGTTAGCATATGGTAACAACTCTAACAATGCACTTGCTGATGGTGAAAAAGGATTAGTAACTTATGATGAATACATGGGTGCTTTTTATCCATCAGGATTTACAACAGATGTAAACGGTAACAATATCGTTGTTCCACCAAGTTACATGATGATGAGAACTATTGCATTAAGTGATGCAGTTTCTTATCCATGGTTTGCACCAGCAGGTACAAGACGTGGTGGTATTACTAACGCTTCAAGTGTTGGTTACATTGATGCAGAAGGCGAATTTAAGGCTGTTGCTCTAAACGAAGGTGTTAGAGACACAATGGCTCAAGTTAAAATTAACCCATTAACTTATATCACAGGTAGTGGTTTGGTTAACTTTGGTCAGTTTACTAGAGCAAGAAATGCATCTGCATTAGACAGAATCAATGTTGCACGTTTAGTTGCATACCTAAGACGTCAATTGACATTGTTGGCTAAACCATTTATGTTTGAGCCTAACGATAAGATTACACGTGATGAAATTAAACAAGCGGCAGAAAGTTTATTACTAGAACTTGTAGGTCAAAGAGCACTTTATGACTTCTTAGTAGTGTGTGATGAATCAAACAACACACCTGCAAGAATTGATAGAAGTGAACTTTACTTAGACATTGCTATTGAACCAGTGAAAGCAGTGGAATTTATTTACATTCCATTACGCTTAAAGAACACAGGTGAGATTGCAACTCTAGGGGCACAATAATGGTGATAAATACATTTAACAAAGGAGCAAATTAAAATGGCAATTTCAAGTTTATCAAGATTCACAGTGCCACTAGCAAGTGATCAATCAGCCTCTACACAAGGCTTGTTGATGCCGAAACTCAAGTATCGCTTTAGAGTGACGCTTGAAAACTTTGGTGCAGGAAGTCCAGTTGTTGAATTGACAAAACAAGTTATCGACGTTGCAAGACCAAACGTTAACTTTGAATCAATCGCAATTGATGTTTACAACTCAAAAGTTTACTATGCAGGTAAACACACTTGGCAACCAATTACATTAACGGTGCGTGACGATGTGTCTAACGCTGTTAACAAATTGTGCGGTGAGCAGTTACAGAAACAGTTTGACTTCTTTGAACAGTCAAGTGCGGCAAGTGGTATCGATTACAAATTCAAAACTAGAATCGAAATACTCGATGGTGGCAATGGTGCTAATGCTCCTGGTGTCCTTGAAACTTTTGAGTTAGTAGGTTGTTTTGTACAAGATATCAACTACAATCAGTTAACTTACAGTGATTCAAACCCAGTTGATATTCAAATGTCAATCCAGTACGATAACGCAATTCAAACTAATGGTGCTGGTCAACCTGATGGTATTGGTCAAGCAATTGGCAGATCTATCAGAACTTTAGCAACAGGCTAATACACAGTATTAAAATTAAGGCCGGAGACCAAAAAATCTTCGGCCTTTTTTTATGACTAAATAATAGTATGGCAAACAAATTTACAAAATTTTTAGGTAGTGTAGTAGGAGGCATATTCGGTGGTCAAGGCGATATGCGTGATTATCAACACGCGGCTCGTTTGTTTACTGACAACACTTTTGCACTTGCTCCGAAGGTTGGTTTTCTTTATCACGTGTATTTTGGTTTTGACGGTGCGGCTAGTAGAGCACCTGTACCGTTTGGTTTTGATTTATTTGGCTTTGGTAAATCACAGCCACAAATAGAATGTGGTATGCTTGTTAAAAATGTCAAGTTACCGGGTATTCAAGTAAACACAGAAACAAAAAATCAATATGGTAAAAAGACAAACATACAAACGGCAATACAATACACACCTGTAACATTTACGTTCCACGACGATAATCAAAACGTTGTATCGGGTATGTGGGAACAATATTTCAAATACAATTATGCAGATTCACAATATGTTGATGCGTTACAACAAACAACAACATATGGACCAAGTCCGGCAGGCAATTATAAATTTGGTTTAGATTCAAATCGTTCAAGAAGATTTTTTAATGAAATTAGTATCTATCAATTAAGCAGACAAAAATTTAAACAATTTCAATTAATCAATCCAATGGTACAAAGTTGGGATCCGCCAACACACACAGCAGGAGATTCGAATCCCGTAGAGAACACTATGACAGTTATCTATGAAGCAATTAGATATGCCGAAGGTTCTGTTCGTTCTTCTCCTGGAGGATTTTCTAGCATACACTACGACAATACTCCTTCTCCACTAAGTGTTATGGGAGGCGGCAGTGCCACACTATTTGGTGCTGGTGGTGTAATTGCTGGTGCAGGTGATGTGTTCGGAGATCTTATGGATCCTAATGTAACATCAAACCCATTGGCATTAATTGGTACTGCAATTAAAGCAAAAAATACTTTTGAAAATGCAAAACAATTAACCAAAGAAGGTGTTTCCAACGAAGTTGAAAGCATAACTAAAAAAGCAATTATCAGTGGAACACAAAACTTTATTAATGTTGCTGGTGCTGACAAATTAAATCAAACTAAAATTACTCCGGCGACAAATAAAGGAAATACAAGCGGCAATCAACCCGGACAACTTGAAGTTCCGGCGGCGGCGAGTGGTGCAGTTGCTCCAGCATCGTCACAGATTACAAACAACTAATAGGATAGACAATGGCAGATTATTCTAACTTACCAAAAGCAGATCCAGGACAGAGTCGAAGCAATTCAGACTCGACTGTTAAGTATTTTGATGCATATGGTAAATTACCTTTAGAATTTAGTGCAACTGATAGTGATGCTGTTATAGGTTTCTTCATGAAAAGAGGCATGGAAGAGGCCGCGGCAAAAACAACTGCACTAATTGTTTTAAAACAAGCAAAGATTGACGGCGTTAATGTATTCGAATTGTTAAATGAAATAAAAGATTTTACAGCAGTTCAATTAAGTGATGTGTTAGGCGAAATTCTAAATGTAAACAGAATTAAAACTTCTGCATTAGGAACAGCAAAGCCTGCTGAATCTAACAGCATTGCTCAAAGAAATATATTAGCGTAATGAAATTTGCACAAGGAAAATACGAACTCAAGAATCCTGAAAAATACATTGGAACAAGAACTCCAAGGTATCGATCAAGTTGGGAATGGCACTTCATGAAGATGTGCGATGAACATCCTGCTGTTGCTAAATGGGCAAGTGAGAGTATTAAGATTCCTTATCGTGATCCACTAACAGGAAAATATACAATTTATGTGCCTGACTTCTTTGTTGTGTACGCAAACAAGTTTGGAAAGACCAAAGCAGAAATAGTTGAGATTAAACCAGACAATCAAACTATGAAAGAATCGGTTGGTAAAAATGGATTTAATCAGGCACAGTTTATTAAAAATCGTGCAAAATGGGAAGCCGCAAGTGCATATGCAAAGCAACACGGTATATATTTTAGGGTAATAACCGAAAAAGATTTATTCCACCAAGGTAAAAGAAGGTAAGTAATAGTATGACTAAGAAACTAGAAGAACTTCTCGAACTTCCTGAAATTAAGGAAACAATGGAACAGGTTGACCAACCTGCAAAAGAAGTAGAAAAGATCAAAAAGGAAAGTGTTCAACTTGAACGCAGTATTGCTGAGTTTGATAAAATTTCAGCCGCACTACCTATGGTAAAAGGATTAGGTGAACTAGCGGATAAAGAATTGGATGATTTGGCTGAAAGAGCAAGACAAAGTTATGAAGATTTAATGGACTTGGGCATGAACGTTGAATCACGCTATTCCGGTAGAGTATTTGAAGTTGCATCAAATATGCTTAAAAACGCTATTGATGCTAAGAGTCAAAAATTGGATAAAAAGTTAAAAATGATAGAATTGCAAATTAAAAAGCAATCATTGGATCAAAAACAGGGCGATAATGTTGAAACAATAGAGGGCGAAAGCGTTATTGTAACAGATCGCAACGCTCTTTTAGACCGTATTTTGAACCAGAACAAAGATAAATAAACGTATATTAAGGAATAGTACTATGTATGGATTTAAAAAATATCTAGCAGAAGCAACAAAACAGTACGACTTTATCATTAAAGTCGCGGGTGAACTTGACGAAAAATTTGAAAATAAATTAGAAACATCACTGGGTAAGTTTGATGTTGCTAATATGAGTTCAGGCAAGAAAACACCAATTCAAAGCCTTCCACTAGATTTTCCAGAGTATAAAAATATGGAAGTAACTGTTTATGAAGTTACTCTAAACTATCCAACAACACAAAATGAACTAAGACAATTTATTGCTAATTCCTTACAACTAGATATTAACAAACTTAGAGTTCGTAAACCAGGCGAACCATATGAAGAATATCAAGCAGATCAGTCAGACGAAGAAACTTATGAAGCAAAACTAGGAGATGCTGAATATAAAGACTCACCTGCTGTTAACAAAGACGACTTAGTAGTAACTGAAAAAGGTAAAGAATCTTTTCTTGCACAATTAGCAAAAGAAGCAAAGGATAGATTTAAGGAGGAAAATTAACATGGAAATGATCGATGTTTTAAAACGTTTAAGAGAACTTGACTCTAAAAATCCTAATGTAGTTTCTGATGCTGTAGAAAACACAGAAAAGATGAATGGTCAAAAACAACCAGTAACTGAAGCAATTCGTATTACTGCTGACAGTCCAGAAGACTTGCCAATGATTGCACAAATCATGAAACTTGCAGGTATGGCTCCTGTAACACCAGATATGATGCCTGATAAAGAAAATCTTCCAGTAATGAAAGATGAACCATCATGCGGTCATGCTGAACCAGATGGTGATGAACAAGAAGAAGGTTGGGATAACGAACCTGACGAAGAATATAAAGAGTATGATCCTAACTATGCAAATATTCAAACTAGAAATAGACCACAAAGATTTGTAAGAAGCCAAGGTGACAACCCTTTAGAATCAACAGAAAAAGAATTATTTAAAGCATACGAAGAATATCTTAACGAAGCAAAAAAATATAAGAAGCCTATGAAAATGAAAGAGGCTTCTAAACCAGATTTTTTAGATTTAGATAAAGACGGTGATAAAAAAGAACCTATGAAAAAAGCCGCAGGCGAAAAAGGTTCTGATAAAAAAGAAACAAAAGGTTTAACAGCAAAACAAAAGAAATTACCAGCAGGCTTACAAAAAGCCATTGCTAAGAAAAAAGGCTCTGTTAAAGAAGAAACTATTGAAGAAGTTGATATTGAAGATATTGTAGCAGAAAAAAAATTAACTAAGCCAGAAGCAAAAGAAAAAGAAAAAATTGTTAAAGGCATGAAGAAAGCAAAAGGCGATTTTAAAAAGAGATACGGCGACGATGCAGAAGCAGTAATGTATGCAACTGCAACTAAAATGGCTAAAAAGAAAGCATAATTAAAAAACTTCCAATTAAGTTTAAGCCCCGTTAGAAATATCGGGGCTTTTTTTATCTCTGGTATTTCGGTAAATAATTATATGAAGGAAGAATATATTAAAGCCTTCTATGGCGTAGTACGCGATACTAGTAACAGTAGAGGTTACGAGTTACCAATTGAACTCGAATCTTACGTTGTTTTTCTTTTGGCAGAACATATTGATAAGCCAGACTTTCTTCCTGAAACAACTTTTGCAGAAACATTTTTAAAATTAAAAAAACCTTATACTCAGAGTGCAAAAGAATTAGGTGATACCTGTTTGTTTTTAACAGGAGTGTTTCCTGAGTATGGTGCTAGAAAAGGGTTGGATGTAATATATTACAGCAACATAGGAAAAAGTAGTTACAGCATGGCTAAAAACTATTTAAATTTAGATTTGTTTGACAATTTGTCCAAACACTTTGATTTCCTAAGGCACTTTATTGATATGGCTATCAATAAGCAAAATACCCAGCCTTTTTGTAGATAAGTAATAGTATGGTAACGACAAGCAAAAGTCTTGATGGCGTTCTCGTCAAAAAGGCACATAAAAAGACACGATATACAGAAAAGGAAATTAAAGAACTAGAATCCTGTGCCAATCCGGAAACAGGTGCTATGTACTTTCTTAGAAACTTTTTCTTTATACAGCATCCTACCAAAGGTCGATTATTATTCACACCATTTGAGTTTCAGGAAAGGCTTGTAGAGTCTTATCACAATCATAGATTTAATATTAATATGCTACCAAGGCAGACAGGTAAGTCTACAACGGCGGCAGGATATCTACTGTGGTACGCAATGTTTAATCCAGATGTTACTGTGTTAATTGCCGCTCACAAATATGCAGGTGCTCAGGAGATTATGCACCGTATTCGTTATGCCTATGAAGACTGTCCAGACCATATAAGATGTGGTGTAACTTCGTATAACAAAGGGTCGATGGAATTTGATAACGGTTCGCGTATTGTAGCACAAACAACAACAGACAACACAGGACGAGGTATGAGTATTTCGTTACTATACTGTGATGAGTTTGCGTTCGTTAATCCTACTATTGCCAAAGAATTCTGGACTGCAATTTCTCCAACACTAGCAACAGGTGGTAAGGCAATTATTACTTCAACACCTAACAGTGACGAAGATCAATTTGCACTTATTTGGACCGAGGCTTGTAAAAGATTTGATGACCATGGTAATGATACAGAAGTCGGAGTTAATGGATTCTTTGCATTTACCGCACACTGGAGTGAACACCCAGAGCGTGATGAAGAATGGGCCAAAGAAGAAAAATCACGTATCGGTGAAGAACGTTTCCGTCGAGAACACGAATGTGAATTCTTAATCTTTGATGAAACATTAATTAACAGTGTCCGACTTGCAGAACTTGAAGGTGTTGATCCTATTAGAAGATTAGGACAAACACGTTGGTATAAAGATGTAAGTTCTAAATGTACATACGTTGTTAGTCTCGATCCTAGTTTAGGAACAGGTGGAGACTATGCGGCCATACAAGTATTTGAATTGCCTACATTTGAACAGGTTGCAGAATGGCAACACAACCTAACACCTATACAAGGGCAGGTAAGAATTCTTGCAGAAATTACAAAACATATTATGGAAGAATGCCAACAGAAGTCTACAGACTTACCACAAGTATATTATAGTGTTGAAAATAATACCATCGGCGAAGCCGCATTGGTTACCATAAATGACTACGGCGAACAAAACATATACGGTATGTTTTTAAGTGAACCAATTAGAAAAGGTCATGTGCGTAAGTTCCGTAAAGGATTTAACACCACACACAAAACCAAAATGAGTGCTTGTGCTAAAACAAAACATCTATTAGAATCTGGTCAAATAAAAATAAAATCAAAACCACTCATATCGGAACTTAAAAATTATGTTGCACACGGAACGAGTTTTGGTGCAAAAACAGGAGAGCATGATGACTTGGTTTCTGCACTGCTGTTAAATGTGCGAATGCAAAAAATATTGGCTGATTGGGATCCGGCCATCTATGATAAAATGCGTGATTCCGGCGACGATGAGGTGATTCCAATGCCAGTGTTCGTTTCATTCTAATAGCATAAATAACAATATGAAGGGCATATCAAACATATCAACAGCATTATTTGAAAAGATTAGGGCACGTTTCCCCCGTGTAACTATGGGCGACGAAAACGGTGCTCCAACAAATGACGAATCATTAGCAAGATTCTTTGATTTCGACTATGTTGTAGAAGGTGAAAATCAGGGTGCTGTAAGCATAAGCATCAAAGATCCAAGCCAACTTAAAATATATTATAGCCAAAATATGCTGGAAAATGTACCAGAAAGCATTGAAGATGGATGGTATGCATTTTTAAAGGAAATACGCTTTTTTGCTAAAAAGCACCTAATGTCCTTTGATGCACGTGATATTGCTAAGAGCAATTTAGACAAAAGAGACTATAAATACTTGGCTATGAAAGAAGATGTTAAGGAATCTAATATGTTTGGTACAACTAAATCTAGTTATGAAAATCTTGATAAAACAAGATTGATTATTCGTCATAAAAAAGAAATTAATGCAGAACAAATGGGTGCTAGAACTAGAAATATTTCTACCCTGTTTATTGAAAACGAACAAGGCGAAAGATTTAAGTATCCTTACAATCATTTAGCAGGTGCAAGAGCAATGGCTCGTCACGTTGCTAATGGCGGAATTCCACATGATGACTTTGGTAAGCACATCATTGAAACATCAGGTAAGATTGCACAACTTACTGCATTCAAACGTTATGTTCAACATAAAGATTTTATGAACAGCACTTCAAATGATATCATTGAAGGTGCTAATTTTGAATTAGAAAATTTAAGAACACACATTAAAAAATTACAAGGTCAAAACTATTATCAAGAATGTGCTACAGGTTATGCACCTGCACATGATGTAGAACTCGACGAAAATACTGCTAATGAATTAAAGTCGGCATTTACAATTCCACAGTTTAATGAGGACTTAACTGATATGTTCCCATTATTAAACAATATCTATCAAAAGAAATTACAAGAAAAAGAAATTAATTTAGAAGATGTTGTTAAAGAATCACATGACGACGAAGAACACGAAACAGAATTTGAATTCACAGGTGATGACGGTGAAACAGGTATGGGATATCTTTACTACAAAGTAGTTAATGGTAAAGTAGATCCTAACTCATTAAGAGGTGAAGCAGAAGGTGACGGCAACAATAAACTAGATAACGAACTAGCAACTGCTGTTGTTCAACCAGATGGTCCAGACCACGAATATGCAATGGATGCCGCACAAGATGACTACAATGATAAGATGGGTCAAAAAGAAGTTCATTCACCAGAAGAAGAATTTGAAGATTGGGCAGACTCTGTTGTTGACGAAGCAATGGATAAAGCAAAAGTAGCAGTACTGAACAAACTAGTTGGTAAGCACTTTCCTGTGGGACCAGATGCAACCAACGCTATCGAAAGTCTAAAAGGAATTATAGATAACGAAGAACTCAATAGTGAGTTAAAGGCATTAGCAGACAAGGATCCAGATTCTTGTGCTAGACCCTTAATTTACAATTACCTAGAGAAAAATGATCCTGAAGTTTTAAATGATTTAAACTTTGGTGATATGAAAATGCCTGCGAAGTATAATAGCGGTGACATTGATGCATTCAACGCAGAAGATGATACTACCGACGTTACTATCGATAAAGATGGTGCTATGAAACTTGCAGGAGACAAAGACGACGAGCCTAAAGATAAAAAGGCTTCTGCCGAAGAGGTAATAGAGTTTGTACGCTCATTCTATGACAAAGAAACTGGGGCGTTTCCAAGAGGCGAAACTGGCGTGATCATTTCCGCTCGTAAGCGTTTTGGCGATTCCGTAGGGGATCTAGTTGAGAGATTTGTATCCAAACTAACTGGGAAAAAGGTACAAGTCGAAGGCGACGATGAAGGTAGCGAAAAAGACAACAAAGGTTTCTCAGATAAAGAAATCAAAATGGCTTTTGGAGTACTAAACGATCCGCGATACAAAGGCGGTAACTATTCTGGTGCAGTAAAAATAATTAATAAGATTGCTCCAGGTTTGGCTAGCCACCCAAGTGTTGCAAAAGCATTGCAAAGAACGAACGAAGATCTTGAGTACATCAAGTCTAAATTGGCAAAAATAATTAAATAATTTCAGAATTTATAGTTGACTTTGTAGAATAAGATAACTATAATATAGATATGTTGTTAGGTTACATCATATCTACAACAGGCACAATATATTAAAGGCAAAAAAGGAGGCTTATTATGGCAACATTAGCAGAAATACGTGCAAAACTAAAAGAGCAAGAAACCCGTCAAGGCGGAAACGCACCCACAGGCGGTGGCGACAAAGCAATTTACCCACATTGGAATATGGCAGAAGGAACTGAAGCAGTGCTTCGATTCTTGCCTGATTCTGACAAAGAAAACATTTTCTTTTGGAAAGAACGTTTGATGATCAAACTACCTTTCGCGGGTATCAAAGGACAAACTGATTCACGTCCAGTGACAGTTAACGTTCCATGTATGGAAATGTATGGAGAAACTTGTCCAATTCTTACAGAAGTTAGACAGTGGTTTAAAGACAAATCATTGGAAGACCAAGGACGTAAGTATTGGAAAAAGAAATCATATATCTTCCAAGGCTTTGTAGTTGAAAATCCATTAAAAGAAGACGAACAACCAGAGAATCCAATTCGTAGATTTATTATTGGCCCACAGATCTTTCAGATCATTAAGGGTGCATTAATGGATCCAGAAATGGAAGAACTACCAACTGATTTCGTTCGTGGCGTAGATTTTCGCATTAAGAAAACAAGCAAAGGTGGATATGCTGATTACTCAACTTCACAATGGTCACGTAGAGAACGTGCATTGGTTGATGCTGAGAAAGCGGCTATTGAAACAAATGGTTTGTTTGATCTAAATGACTTCCTACCTAAGAAACCATCAGACGTTGAAGTTAAAGTAATGACAGAAATGTTTGAAGCATCTGTAGATGGTGAAGCATATGATCCAGATCGTTGGGGACAGTACTTTCGTGCACCAGGCATGAGTGCTTCCACAGGTGATCCAAATGTAAGCAAATCTGCACCAGCAGTAAAACCTATGACTCCTGTTGAGGAAGATGCAAACGCAGGCGTAGAACGTGATGACACAGGAACTGTAAAACCAATTCAGTCAACACCTGTATCTGAAACTACTGAAGAAAAACCATCAAGTGAACGTGCTCAAGAAATTTTGAAAATGATCCGTTCACGTCAACAGTAATAGGGAGCAATCATGGCGAAACCATTTGACGTGTCAAAGTTTCGTAAAGGTCTTACCAAGTCTATTTCAGGACTTGGTGTAGGCTTTAACGATCCTACTGACTGGGTAAGCACAGGTAACTATGCACTCAATTATCTAATCTCCGGAGACTTTCACAAAGGTATTCCGTTGGGCAAGGTAACTGTGTTCGCAGGAGAATCTGGTGCTGGTAAGTCTTATTTCGCTAGTGCTAACATTGTAAGAGCCGCACAAGAACAAGGCATCTTTGTAGTTTTAATTGACACAGAGAATGCACTTGACGAAACTTGGTTAAAGGCTTTGAATGTTGACACCAGTGAAGAAAAACTATTACGTTTATCAATGAGTATGATTGATGACGTAGCAAAAACTGTATCAAACTTTATGAGTGAATACAAAACGGACTACGGTGATAAAGATCCGGAAGAACGTCCTAAAGTACTGTTTGTAATTGACTCATTGGGTATGTTGTTAACACCAACAGATGTTAATCAGTTTGAATCAGGTGACTTAAAAGGTGATATGGGTAGAAAACCTAAGGCACTTACAGCACTTGTGAGAAACTGTGTTAATATGTTTGGTAGTTACAATATCGGTATGGTGTGTACTAACCACACTTACGCATCACAAGATATGTTTGACCCTGACGACAAAATCAGTGGCGGACAAGGATTCGTGTATGCTTCATCTATTGTAGTGGCAATGAAAAAATTGAAACTAAAAGAAGATGAGGATGGTAAAAAGGTAACAGATGTACGTGGTATCAGAGCCGCTTGTAAGGTAATGAAAACACGTTACGCTAAGCCTTTTGAAAGCGTACAGGTCAAGATTCCTTACGAAACAGGTATGGACCCTTACAGTGGATTAGTAGACTTGTTTGAAAAACAAGGACTACTTAAACAGCAAGGTAATAGATTAAAGTTCGTTGACTCTTCAGGAAAAGAGTATCTCGAATATCGTAAGGACTGGACAGGCGAAAAACTTGACGTCATTATGAAAGATTTTTCCTCGTTAGATGATAAGTATCTTGGTACTGAACCAGAAACTATCATAGAGGAAGAAACAGAGAATGGAAATGAGTGAAGAACAACTTATCGATCTATGGGACATATTCGCTAACTTTGTTCCTAAAGCACAGAAGGAAGACGCGGCACTTGGATTTATTAGGTGGTGCGAAGACAACGGTGTTGAGGAAGATGTTATTTACGAACTAGGAAATGCTGACCCTTACTTAGAAGAAGCGGTCAAGGATTTACTAGGCGAAGCAACCGAATCATACAAGCCTGACTCAGAATATGAAGATGACGGCGATGAATGGTCCGAATACCAAGACGACGAAGATGAAGACTGGAAATAAATGATTAATTGGTACTCAAGGATAACCCAAGATATTGGTAACATACCTGATTGTATTACATGGTATGAAACCCAATTAGACGAGGCCAGAGTGGAATGCTATTTAAAGGGAAACCTAGAAAAAGCGGCCGCAATGATGCCTGGTGTAGTTGAAAAAAGATTTG